TAAGTGTTTACGCATCGTTTGATGCGTTGGTTGTAGGGACGAAACATCCCTGGCCTGATTGTGTAAAGAGCGGTACTGCTACTACTTATGCTGCTTTGTAAAGCTGTGGGAAAAGCTCTTCCAGGCTAAGGCCGGTAACTTTCACCCAAATATGCGCGGACTGTAGAGGCAGCGTGCCACCGCGCTTTTTCAACAGGCTGATTGCCTGCGGGGTTACACCTACTCGTTCTGCTAACTCTTTCTGACTGCATCCGGCAGCTGAGAGGGCTTTATCGAGAGGAGTAACACGATGCTGTTTACTCATGTTGATCTCCTTTATCAGCAATCAACACTAGGTTAATACATTTGAGGATTTAAATCAACATAGTGATGATTGATTAAATCAACGCATTGTTTACCATTGGCATATGAACAAAATATATCCTTCCCTGGCTGACCGCCTGCGCTACCTGATGCGCGAAGAACGACTGAAACAAAAGGATCTGGCAGAAATGCTGGAGACTTCCCCGCAGACAATTAACAACTGGCTTAAACGAAATTCTATGAGTCGTGACTCAGCTCAAAGTCTTAGTGAAAGTACGGGTTATTCACTCGACTGGCTGTTAAACGGATCTGGACAACCGAAACTTGAGGGTAGTAACTTTGTCGAATCGCGCCTGAAACTCACGGAGTGGGATGATGAGCTTCGTGACAGTGGCGATTTCGTGGAGGTACCTCTCTTGAGTGTAAGATTGTCCGCAGGAGGAGGAGCATATGAGGTCGATGAGGATGAGGTTTACGCTTTACCTTTCCGTACCAATACGCTTAGAAGATTAGGAATAAAAGTTGATGATGCGAGAGTTGTCACGGTAGTAGGTGACAGCATGGAACCTAAACTTTCAGATGGTGATAAAGTCGCAATAAACTTAGCAGATCGGCATATCAGAGATGGCAAGATGTACGCCATTAGAATGGGTGAAATCCAGCGCGTTAAGACATTAATTTCAAGGCCGGACGGTGGAATCATAGTGCGGTCATACAACCAGGCATACGAAGACGAACTAATAACGAAAGAGCAGCTGGCCAACGAAGACATGGTTGTCATAGGCCGAGTTTGGTGGATTTCTTCACTCGTTTAATATACACAGCTTAAACAAACCCCGCTCAGGCGGGGTTTTTTGTTGTCTAAAATCCCAAAACGCATTTCTTGCTAAAAATAAATCATCATATAAATCAACGATAAATCCTCATAATCAACATAAATCCATAAAATAAATACACACGGTGTTGACTTATAAATCAACATGGCGTTAAATTAAGCCATCAGCAGGACGCTGGTAGCCAAACGGAACTGATTGGCAATGTTCTTTAACAAGATGACATGGGGATGATTCGTCCCCGCCAAAGGAAGTTGCTTTGGGATGTGGTGAAGCTTAACGGCGAGCTAGAGAATAGTTTTGCGGTGAAGACTCTAGATAACTAACCACAAGGCGCGCGTAACCCAATCGGCAGCGCACCGATGGAAGCTGGTTCGACTCCAGCCACCACATCACCAAAGCAACCACTGGAGGTATCCAATGAAAGCCAGAGAGATTCGTAAACTCGAACGTGCTCGTCAGCACAAAGAGATGAAAGCCTACTGTAAAAAGATTGATCGTGCATTTTCACGGCTGTCGGAAGGCTGTAGTGAGCGTGTTTCAAAAGCCATTTCGCTTGCCGGAACGCGTCAGAAGGAAGTTGAAGTAACAGCAGTTAAGCAGAATCGCACCTACTACCGGGACGCTAACCCGCTCGGAAATAAAATCCACGCCGTTCAGCGCATGAAGCTGAGTAGCAAGCCACTTATTTGAGGTGATATATGAATGAAGGTAAAGAACTTAGCTTTGAAAGTGCAGCAAAACATTTGATCGAATGGTTAAACAATAATGCCAACCCTCACGCTGTCGTTATTGTAGAGGCTGGCAGCGCGGTGCTGTACTCGGGAGAGAAGTCGGTTGTTACTGACGAATACATCCGCGATTAATCCCTGGGGGTACCATGAACAGCATATACATACCTTCTTGCCTAAGAAACATTCCCAAGAAGAAGACTATACCTCGTAAAAAGGCTATCAAGGATGCAAAGCTTGCAGTGCTTAACCAGGCAATTTCAATGCTCAGAGATGAGCTTAGAAGCGGGAAACTTGGTGGAATGATGATGCCATATCAACGCGGATACCTTTCGGCGATAAGCCATTTAGAGCAGTTGCGTGATGAGGTTTGAACATTCCGGAAATTCCGGATGGTTGGCCGCATAGTCGGCCTTCTTTTGGCAGCAAGCCACAGAGGTGAATATGAAAGAGTTTAAGGGAACGAAACTGGAATGGGTGCGTGATGGGAAAATGGTGTATGCCCTGGAAGATGGGGAGAATCGCTTTTACGCCGCGTTTTATCCTGGGCGTAACTGCCTGAAGGGAGAGTCAGAGGCAAATGCGCAGCTTGCTATGGCAGCCCCTGATTTGCTCGAAGCTCTGCAAGACCTGCTATCAGGATGGAAATACATCCGAGCGCAGCATGGTGACCTTTACGGTGTCGGCTGGGATAGAGCGCAGGATAAAGCCCAGGCAGCCATCAGCAAAGCTCTGGGGGAGGAGTGATATGAATAATGGTGGTGGCTTTCTTTGCCTTGATGATGAAGCCTATAAGGTAGAAATAGAAAAGCTTAAAGAAAAAGCATCAATCAATAGAGTGCATAGTGAAGTGATTGGGTGGATTAAATGTAGCGAGAGGCTTCCTGAGCCAGAAACTCCAGTGCTTGTTATGAATAATGGCGTAATAAGAATTGGTGAAATTAGATGGGACCATCCCACTCATGAAGAAAATTATCAGGCGTTTAAATATTGGGACGACCCGCATGATGATGGTCAACCATGGGAGGTTTTTGATATTACCCACTGGATGCCATTACCTGAACCACCAAGCGAATAAGCACCTAATGCGGATTCACCGATTCCGCATTGTGAGCCAATCCGCGCTCGTACTATCGGAGACGATTCGATAGGACCTGATTAAATCCCTTGTTGTCTGATTTGCCCCGCTAGTCGGGGCTTCTTTTTGCCTGGAGGAAAGTATGGGTGATATGGGTGAGTTCTGGCGTGACTGGAAACCAGAACTTAAAGAGCGCCGCAGGGTTGCGAGAAATTCAGCACATGAAGGAATGAAGGCATTCTTTCAGCGTAATGGTGTTGAGTTCGAGGAGGGTGAAAACACTCTCATATTTCGAACGCCGCAAGGAACCGTTGCTTATTACCCACCAAGCAAGCGTATGCAGCATAAAACCGCATGGCGAACGTGCAGCCCTACAGCGTGCATGAATTACGTCAACAAACTAAGAGCCGCCTAACCAGCGGCTTTTTCATGCCCGCATATCAACAGGGATTCACGAGTCTCTATCGCTATGCAATCACACACAACATAAGGAACCAGCCCATGATGCAACTAAGCCTCGCGGGTAGCGGCGTCATGTCCGCTTATTTCCCCGCTGAATCCGAATTATCAAAGCGTGTTCGCCGCCTTATTCGTGCTGCAAGAAAGCACTTGGAGGGTTTATGTCACCAGTTATAAATCACAGCCTGCTAAAAGCAGCACAGAGCAAAGCGGTTATCGCTCGCTATCTCGGTGATGGTCGCATGTGGCAAGAGGCTCATGAAGCTATGAAGACCGCGATTAATTACCCGTGGTACCGCAAATCATGAGCATTGCAGATACCTGGTCAGAAGATGCCTTTGTCCGCCTTATGCAGGACATGTTGAAACAGCAGAAAGAGGATGCAGAAGATGCGCCTGACGATGACAGACAAAACAGAGATTAAGCAAATCATCGCGAACTTTAACGATGATGACAATGCAGCGATTGATAAGCAGGTTGAGATGCTGTGCTCGAACATGCGGCCGGTTCTCAACATGCTGGAAGCTCACAAGCCTGACGATTACACGAAGCATGCAGTCGAGTGGTTAGGTGAAGAAGACTGCAACTATCAGGACTTCGCTGGCGAGGTTATGTGGGACATATTCAGACCGCGCGTAGAGGTGGAGTATGCGATTGGCATATTCCTGCGCCGCCATACTTTTGAGGATGCAGCATGAGTAATATAGTTGAGTTTGTTAAACAGCAGGAACCATTATTCTGCGGCGCTTTAACAGAGCAGACCGTTAATTGGGCAAAGGAAAGCCAGTTCGCAATTCAGTATTTCCAGAAGAATGACTTCCTCGCCAAAACCGCCCTATCGAACCCTACCAGTGCGCAGAACGCGATTATCAACGTAGCAGCCATTGGCATTACGCTGAACCCGGCAAGCAAGCTCGCATATCTGGTGCCTCGCGACGGAATGGTGTGCCTCGATATCAGCTACATGGGGTTGCTTCACCTGGCGCAGTCTACAGGCTCCATTAAGTGGGGTCAGTGCAAACTGGTGTACTCAGCTGACACCTATGAATCAAACGGCCTTGATAGCGCTCCTACGCACAAATACAACGCTTTTGGTGAGCGTGGCGAGGTTGTCGGTGGTTACTGCACTGTTAAGACCGCTGACGGTGACTACCTGACGGAAGAAATGAGCCTGGCAGAAATCAAGACGGTTGAAGCTACTAGTAAGGCAAAGAACGGTCCATGGAAGACGTTCTGGGAAGAGATGGCGCGTAAGACCATCGTCAAGCGCGCTAGCAAATACTGGCCTAAGGCTCAGCGTCTCGATAACGCGATTCACCTGCTCAATGAAGATGAGGGCCTGCATCAGGAACCAGTCATGCCGCATAAATCAGAGGAAGATATCCGCGAGGATGAGCGCAAACGCCAGCAGGAAATTATGGATAAGGCTCAGGAGCTTTGTGACGAAATGGCTAAAGCCGAAACTATGTTTGACCTGAAAGTTAAATTTCAGGAAGCATTCAAACTAACTATCGGTATGAAGATACAGCAAAACGTTCAAGCCATCTATCACGAGTGTAAGGAAAAGCTGGAGGCCGCCAGTGAGCAAACTGTATGAGATTGCCAACGATTACGCCAGGCTAATGGACTCTGATTTTGAAGCCGACGAGATAGCCGACACTCTGGAAGGAATGGAAGGCGAGCTTACAGATAAGATTGAGCAACTACTTGCTATCTGTAAGAACGAGTCAGGTTATGCAGAGCGCCTCAAGGAAGAGGCGAAGGCACTTAATGACCGTGCGTCCGTAATCAATAACAAGGTCGATAACATCATGGCCTACATTGCTACTTCAATGGAAATGATGGGCAAGAAAAAGATTCGTGCCGGCCTTCATCAGGTGACGGTCCGCGCTCCTGTAGAGTCGGTTGAAATCACAGATGAATGCTCACTGCCTTCTGAGTACGTTGAATACGTCACCACAGTCAAGGCAGACAAGCTAGCCATTAAGCATCAACTCAAGGCTGGTAACGCAATCCCCGGCGCATCTCTAAAACTCGGAAAGCCTACCCTTCTCATCAGATAACCAATGCGAAAACTAAACATCACTCCGGAAGAAATGACGGCGGTGTGCGGGCGTATGCCTGCATGCCGTGCAGCTGACAGTTTAGGTCTCAATCTTCCTCAGTTTTACATGTTAGCCAGACGCTACTCACTTACCACCGCGCATACCTACCAGCACTGGTCACCTCAGGATGATGAGCGGCTTATTTCTCTTGTTCATTCAGGACTGATGCAGAAAGAGATATCAGAAATTATCGGCAGAAGCGCTGGCTCGGTAAGAAGTCGGGTAACGCTTCTGCGCAGACGAAAAAGAATATGAGGATTTGACTATGAAACTCAACATCGAAGTCGGCAGTAAATACATCATCACCGGCACCAAGTTTGACCTTGTTCTTAGCGAAAAGAAAACAGTAACAGATGAGAAGAGCAAGAACTTTGGCAGCGAAATCATCTCCCGCCTCGGATACTTCAGCACTTTCGACAAACTGGTTAAAGAGCTTTGCCACAAAGAGATTCTGGAATCCGAAGCTCAGTCACTGGCAGAGCTGAAAACTCACATCGACGACCTGTCTATCGAACTGGCAGAAGGCGTTAACGACTTTCTGGAGCGTGCACAATGATAGGCATGACGTACGATCCGTTTATCCAACCACAAGAGCTTATCGCCGGACACCGCTTCAAACCAATCAACGATATCCCACGCGAAGAAATGCTGAAGCGTCAATCATTCCCAAGCGTGAACGAGAACAAATTCCTGACAGCGTGGCTAAACCAGAGGGCGAAGAAATGAGCGTGAAACCAACCTACGAAGAGTTAGAACGGTACGGTCGCCAGGCAGATATCACAATTGAGAATCTGGAGCAGAAGCTTGCAGAGTCTCAGCGCGAGTTCCGTGCTGCTGATGCGACCATCGAGAATATGCAGATGCAACTCAATGCAGAGCGCGAAGCTAAGTTGGCGCTGGCTGCTGAGAATGCGGAGCCCGTTGGCTACATCGACGCTGAATATGCCGAGCTCCTCAGGTCAGGGCATATCGAATCATGCTCTGTGTATGCCGAGGCTGGAGAAGGATGCATTGCGCTATACGCCGCCGCAGCCGGTAAAGGATAGGCATCATGAGCACTATTACCAAACAATGGCTGCAGCAGAAAATTGCCGACATGGAAGCCGCACGCGATGAAATCCCGCTCGGCCTGGACGAAGATGACAGCAACACGTTGGCTGCACTTCGTATCGCGCTGGCATCGCTCGAAGCGGAGGCTGTGGCGTGGCGCTATCGATTCGTTCATACGCCAAAATCAGAGGAGCATGGCAGTCCATTTACAACAGACTGGGTTCTTGCTCATAACGAAGATGAATGCAATCCATCAGATTGCTTCGAACGTCAGCCGCTCTACACCGCCCCGCCAGCGCCGGTATCTGTGCCTGAGTGCTTCAAGCGCCTTCTCCACCATGCTTACGGCATGACAATGGGGCATGACTGGAATAAAGGAACTATGGCTGGACATCATCGTGACAAGCTGTGTCAGGCTGTTGATGAGTGCCGCGCCGCCATGCTTCAGGGTGCCGAACCTGTAACGACGGCTTACAAGTTGACTGATGAAATTGGCTCATCGCTGCAGTTACGCAATCTCATCCGTCAGCGCCATGCTGAGTGGTCACAGGCTACGTTCGGCGATGTTGGTCCTGTTGGCCCACTTAAGCATCTGTCGAAAGAAGCTCTTGAAGCAGCAGCCGAACCTAATGATCTCAGTGAGTGGGCCGATATGCAGTTCTTGTTATGGGATGCCCAGCGCCGCGCCGGTATCTGCGATGGTGAAATTACAGCAGCGATGGAAGAAAAGCTGAAGGTGAATATGGCGCGCCAGTGGCCAGAGCCGAAAGATGGCGAGCCACGTCTGCACATAAAAGCCGATGGCAACTCTCCGGTGATTCCGGATGACGTACTCCGCATGGACTGGCTGGTATCGAAAACCGTTGATGTTCGTGAGCCTATGGTTTACGGAAGCCATAGCCTTTTCTGGTCTCAGACCATCACGGATGAAGAAGACGATTATCACGCAACAAAATTACGCGAACAAATCGATGCGGCCATGGCAGTTGAGCAGGCAGCAGCACCGCAGCAGGAGGCTAAAAATGTCTAATTTGAAGCCAGGCAATGTTTATATCGAAATATCCCGCAATCAGGCAGGAGGACTTTCCCTCTGCGTAAGCAATGACGATGGCGGGTATCGTATATCTGGAGCCAAGGTCGGCGGCTGTGAAACTCTGAAGTGCTTTGAGGTTAATGCCGAGGAGCTAATTGCGCAGATTCGTGAGCACGCGAAAAAAGCAGCCGCAGAGCCTGAGTATATCGACGAAATCGCTATTCAGGCAGGAATTGACCCAGCCGTTGCTGATGCTTACATGCAGGGATATCAAGACGCTGAAGCGCGGAGAGCTGAGCAGCAGGATGCAAACTGATGTGATATAAAACCCCTTCATAGTGGAGGGGTTGCTTATGTCAGAGTATGAGAGGCTGTCAGAAGACTTGTATCGGGAAGCGTGTCGGATTGTTGGCGAGTGCTGCTTGATTCTTGCCAGCAATGATGCGGAAACAAACAGGGATCAGCTGGTCCACGAGTTAAAACGGCTTCATTGGGAAATCATGAAGAGCACGGATGAATCAAATCTGCCGATTTTGCTTGCCATCGAAAGGCTTGCTACCAGCGAGGACTGGAAGAGGCCGTACACTGGATGATGCCTAACCCATTCGACGCATAACAAACCCGCACCCAGCGGGTTTTTCTTTATCCGGAGTCACCATGCATTACAACCCAGTTCTGGTCGCCATAGCTTGCCTTATTGCATGGGCGGCTATCTCTTCACTCGCACATCAATCAGAGGGCTTGTTATGGCTAAATTTGCTGTGGGCGCACTAGTGCAGCTTAAGTCTGGAGGCATCAGAGGGATGGTTGAGAGCCAGCTTGAGCCGGATAGCGACCATCCGAAGTGCTGGGTGAAATGGGATGACGGAAACTACTCGGTGCATCACGAACACGAACTTCGCGCGGCTACTGTTGATGAGCCTCGCGTGTATAAGAAATTAGCGTAAGGAGATGATGATGACATTACTTGAACTGTTGGTTGAGGAATTACCAGGACGTGGGGGTTGGCCGAATCGCGGTATTCTGGCTGTTCAGGATGTGGATAAATGGATTTGCTTTAGCACCTTGCCAGAGGTTGAAATCAATGGTGGTGAATGGGGAAACAATGGTGGTGAGTGGGTTTCGTGCATTAAAAAAAGCGACCATCTGGCTGAAGATTACTCAAAAGCTATCATTACCCGCGAACAATACGAAGCCGCACTTGCAGCCAGTAAGTCAAAGTGGGATGGCGATGGATTGCCTCCGATCGGTATGGACATCGAATACAAGTTTACGAAAGTCAAATATCGAACTGATTTCTCTCGCGGAAAGGTGCTGGCTTACGGTATTCAGAATGTCTTCATGGAGCACTGGTCAAGCAAGAATGAGTTTCTTCAGCCATTGGATAAAATCGAATTCCGCCCCATCCGCTCAGAAGCAGATAAGAAGCGCGATGACATCATTGAGGCGATGATGGATGTTGGTTTGAGCCTTCCCGCAGCAATCAGATTTACCAGAGATGAGATGTCAGCCATTTATGACGCTATCAAGTCAGGAAAAATCGTAATCGACTAGACCGCCGCAATGGCGGTTTTTTATTGGAGATAGATAATGACTCGTGAAGAAGCGATAGCGAAACTCAGATCACTACATACAAGCTATGACCCTGAGAGTGATCACGCTGAGGCAGATAAGGTGCTTTGCGAACTTCTTATATCGCTTGGGTATGAAGATGTGGTTATAGAGTTCGACAATGTAGATAAGTGGTATGCATAGGAGATAGATAATGATTATTGCACTCTCTGCAACTTACCTTTGCAGGAAGAGTTTAATCGATGGCGACATTTATGCGGTGTGTATTTTTATGAGCATTGCAGAGTTTATCGTTGAGCTACTGCTGGGTGCGTTACTAACTTTCATATTATCGAGATAACCATGGAATCACACAGCCTCACACTCGATGAGGCCTGTGCATTTCTCAAGATATCCAGACCTACCGCCACCAACTGGATTCGCACAGGCCGCCTTCAGGCAACACGCAAAGACCCTTCAAAACCTAAATCCCCATACCTCACTACACGGCAAGCCTGCATTGCGGCGCTTCAGTCTCCGCTGCATACTGTCGCCGTGAGCGCGGGTGATGGCATTAAAGAGGAAACGAAATGTCACTCTTCCGCAGAGGTGAAATATGGTACGCATCGTTCTCGTTCAATGGGGAGCGAATTAAGGAAAGCCTTGGGACTTCCGACAAACGGCTCGCTACTGAGCTACATGACAAGCGCAAAGCTGAACTGTGGCGAGTAGACCGACTTGGCGATTTCCCTGATGTAACGTTTGATGATGCTTGCATGCGGTGGCTTGAGGAAAA